GTTTGAAGTCAATGTGAACCAATTTTGGTTTGAATGGGTGACGTTGCATTGCTTGAACTTTCACTGCAACTTCTTTACCTTCAACCACTAAAGTGATTACATCGCTATAGAAAGAATCGTGAACTTGTGCGTTGTTTAATTCATCGTGATTTAAGATGATTGAAACAGGTGCTTCGCTGCCACCATAAATGATTGCAGGGATTTGACCGTTGTGACGCAGGCGGCGGCTCGCACCCTTACCTTGCGCTTGACGAACTTCAGCGTTAAATTTAAATGCCATTTTAATGTTCTCTTGATTAAAAGTTTAAAATAAAAAATTGCAGGCGACCCAGCAATTTTCCTAAATTTGCTCAAAGACAAACTTTGAGAGCGACGGATTATAAAATATTCAGCCCCACAATGCAAATTTACACAGCAAATTTTTTCTAGGCTTTTCAAGGCAAAGCGATTAAAATAAATCCCAATTTTTAATTAATTTTAACTAACTGATTGTAAGTGGGTTTCAAATGGAATTTCTTATCAGCTTTTTTACCGATTACGGTTATTGGGCGGTGCTATTTGTTCTTATTATTTGTGGCTTTGGTGTA